ATGGCTTTTGCTTTATCAGAACAATATGGTGAAGCTGTTGGTGTTGGTGGTAGTACTAATATGTATTCTGGTTCTGTTACTTTAAAGGATGGAACACAAGTTTATGATTTAGAAACACAAGCCAGTTTAGAAAAAACTGGTGATAGATTAGAAATACAGAGAGTATTTAATTATGGCCCTGCCGCCATAACAAGATTTTATGATCCATTTGCTGGTTCATTTGACCAACGAAATATGTTGGATAATTTTGGTATGGGTAATGTATCTCCAGCAGTTTCATTTATAATGAGACCACTTCATATGGATATATCAAGAGCTTCACAAATAGAAACAAATGATAGAATTAGAAAATCTGCATTTTCATTTGAATTAATAAATAATAAATTAAGGATATTTCCAATACCAAAATCATCCGATGTTGGTAACAAAGTATGGTTTCAATATTACATAAGAAGTGAGAAAACTGCTAATAGTGAAACTCATACAATAAATAAAGTAAGTGATCCATCCAATGTACCATATCAGTTTATAACTTATTCGGAAATAAATGCCGGAGGAAGACAATGGATACGAAAGATGACCCTAGCGTTGGCAAAAGAATTATTAGGAATTATAAGAAGTAAATATGCATCAATGCCACTTCCAAATGGTGAGGTTAGTTTGGATGGTGAAGGGTTAAAGGCAGAAGGAAGAGAAGAAAAAATAAATTTAATAGAGGAATTGAAAGAATTTTTAGAATCGGTTTCATTAAGTGAGCGGGCTAGACAAGAACAAGAACAAGCGGATGCTAATCAAGCGGTGCTAGCCAAAGCACCACTACAGATATACATAGGATAATCAAATGTCAAGAACAGGTCCATTTTTTCTACCACAAAAAGAAATTGATGTTATCGATTCAATGAATGAAGAACTCATTGATGAAATTGTAGGTCAATCAGTAGATATTTATAAGGTCAGTATCGAAAACACGGATGAAAATGTATATGGTGAATCGACTACAAAATATTATGAGGTTGGTTTTAGAGTTAATTGTTTAATTTTATTTAATACCCCAGAAGTAATACAAGATGATTTCGGTGCAGATGAAAATGCATCCATTGAAATGTATTTTCAGAGAAATAATTTAGCAAGTGGTTCATTAAATTTTTATCCAGAAATGGGAGATGTTGTGGACTGGAATGAACATTATTGGGAAATAAATGGAACAACCGAACCACAGTTGATTGCAGGTCACCCAGGATATAATCATAGTATTGTTGCAACGGCACATAGAGCAAGACTTAGTTCATTACAGATAGAAGAGAGACCAAGATAATGGCAGTTCAAGTAATAACACATAAAAAAATAACAAAGTTTGATACTAATGATCCAAATTTTAAACCATTACCAAAACCAGAACCCGAAGAGATAAATGGTAATCTTAAAGAAGAGGAAGATATATATGGTGAAAGAAAACATACTTATCAACCAGATAATGGTAATCTTCAGATGAGTGAGTTTATGACTGGTGTATTAAATAAATTGGATGGTTTACAGAATTTAAATCCAAACATAGTTGAAAAGAATAGAGCTATTGAGGTGGATATAAAAAGAGAGATTGCTATTAGTAAAGCCGATATAAGTAATGTTAAATCTGAAGAAATTAAAGGTAAAGTTATGAATAAAAAAGATAAACTTAAAGCATTGAGACGTAGGAGAAAGTAAATGCCTATTCAGTATAAAAAAATAAGATTTAATAAAAGTTGTCCAGATGGTATGGAACATCAAATGTCAGATGGTATATGGATGTGTGGTAGAATACATACGGAAGAAACTACAGAAACTCTACAAGACGGTGGTTTACTTGTAGGTCCATCTCATGCAGAGGGTGGAATACCTGCAATTGTAGGTGGAACTACACCCGTAGAATTAGAAGGTGGTGAATATATTATAAATGCACAAACAGTAGATGCAGTGGGACAAGAATTTTTAGATGAATTAAATAGTACAGAAACATCCTATCATACTGGTGGATATGGTGCTGGGGAGCTCCCCCCACCGAGTGAATTTCAAGATGGTGGGGTTGTATATCAAGATGGTGGGGAAGTTACTCATCGTGCGGAAAGTACTGGTAGTGTACTACCAACTGAAGAAGAACGAGAGGCGGGAATATATGCATATGGCGGGGATGTATCAGATATTAATTATTCTTTAGAAGCTCCACCACTTAATGAGCCACCAGAAAATAAAACCTATCCTACTTATACAAGAAGTGAACATGGTGGTGGTAGAAGGGGCGGAAAATTTCAAACGGGTGGAATGGTATCTACCAATCCTTTAAAACAAGAACTCAAAAGAATGAATCCAGAACTTATGGTGAGAACCGAAGAAGATAAGGAAAATTTTTCTATGGATATGTCTGAGCATATGGTTACAACAGTTTCAGATTTTTTAACAACAATGGTGCCCCATCATAAAGGTGCTATTATGATGGTGAAATCATTAGTTGATAATCAAACGGAAATACCAACTGAAGTAAATAAATTGCTTACCAATATAGTCCGATCTCAAACTGATGAGATTACTCTTATGAGAGAATGGAATAAGCTTCAAATATATTTAAAAGGTGGAAAATTTCAAACAGGTGGGTCTCCAACGAGTGGGCCAGGATCTATTCAGCAATCTGGAGTAAAACAACAAAGAAAAACAAAACCAAAACCTAAAACTAAAGCTATAATCGGTGCACCAAAGTGTCCGGGTGGTTATATGATTGCGGGTAGGTGTGTTAAGGATACTCCATCTCCATTTAAGATGTTTGGTGGTGGTGGAACAGAACCATCCGAAGGTGGAAATGAATGTGAGGCAGGATTTACTTTAGCAGCAGATGGTACTTGTATACCAACAACAGGATAATAATATGGCAATAAAACCAATAACAGATAAACAATTAGTTGACGCGAGTACAGTAAACAGAGAAACTCAAACTTCCCAGCGAAATATGAGTACTCGTGGTGGTGGCAACGATTCCCAGACAATAATACCTGGTGTAGATTTAAGTAAACAATATTCTATAACTCTTAAAGATATTGACACTTCTATTATTAAGTATGTTAAGAATGTGATTAAACCGACAGTACAAGAAGCAAATGAACGAGTTAAAGTTACTGTTATGTATGGTAATGAAGAAAGATGGAAATCAGTTAGAAAAAGAGGAGTATTGAGAGATAAAAATAGGGCACTTATTCTTCCTTTAATTGTATTAAAGAGAACATCGGTAGAGAAAAGTGATATGATACCTGGTTACGAACATGATATAAGAAGAAGATATACAGAAGTAGTTAGAAATTCTGGTTGGTCAAAGGATAATAGATATACAAGATTTTCAGTTCAAATGGGTGAAATGCCTGTATATGAAAATTTAGTTACAAGTATTCCTAATTTTGTTAATATTACATATGAATTTATATTATGGACAAATTTTATAGAACAAATGAATCCATTGATTGAAAGTTTTATGGAATATGATAAAACATATTGGGGTGATAAAGATACATATAGATTTATTTCTACATTAGATTCAGTAAGCGATGCATCAGAAATGAATCAAGATGGAGAACGATTTATTAAATCAACATTTTCAGTTATAACAAAGGCATATTTACTACCACAAGAAACAAATTCTATTGTAATGGGTAAGATGAATCAAGTTCAAAAAAGACTTTCTCCAGCAAAAGTTGTATTTGGGTTAGAGAGTGATGCAACAGATGAGCAAATAAAAGGAAAAAGTTAACGCGTTTTCTAAAAAAATATATATTTATATATGAACTAAAAACAATAAAACGGAGGTTATATCCACATGGCAAATGAAGTAAAATTCACAGAAGAAGAAATGAAACAACTTAATGAACTACAACAAACTTATGTAGGTGTTCAGAATTCATTTGGACAGGCAGGAGTTCAGAGAATTAGAGTAGAACAACAATTGACTGATTTGGACTCGGCAGAGGAACAACTTAGGGAAAAATTTGTTGAAACTCAGGTTGCAGAAAAAGCTTTTGTTGATGAAATCAATAAAAAATATGGTGATGGTAATTTAAATCTTGAAACAGGTGTATTTACACCCGCACCACCCGCACCACCCGCACCAGCTAAAGCAGAAACACCAACCGTTGGTGCACCATCTGCTGCATCCACAGTAGAA